AGGCTCAACGGGTGCTACAGGTTTGACTGGCTCAACAGGCTCGACTGGTGCTACAGGCTCTACAGGAGCTACGGGTGCAACGGGCGCAGCTAGCACTGTTACAGGACCCACGGGTGCTACAGGCTCTACTGGCGCTACTGGCGCTACAGGTGCCACTGGCCCAACAGGACCTACTGGTGATGCCTCGACCGTAACTGGACCGACTGGACCAACGGGATTTACTGGTCCAACAGGCCCTACTGGTGATGCCTCGACAGTAACTGGACCAACGGGTCCAGCTGGTGATACAGGCCCAACAGGACCTACTGGTGATGCCTCGACCGTAACTGGTCCAACAGGCCCTACTGGTGATGCCTCGACCGTAACTGGACCAACGGGTCCAGCTGGTGATACAGGCCCAACAGGCCCAACAGGAGCTGCATCCACCGTAACTGGTCCAACAGGTCCAACAGGAGCAGGTGGAGCTTTCGATGGGTTCACTGAAACTGGACCAACTGGCACAATAGGAACTAACGCCAACACCGCATACGGTGCTGCGGCAATGAACGAAACAGGCCCAACAGGCGCCAATAACGTTGCGATTGGTTTTAACGCACTCAATGCAGTAAATACAGGCGCTAAAAACATTGCTGTTGGTTCTAATGCACTTGCTTTGTTAACCAGTGGCGTAGAAAACGTAGCTATTGGTAATGGTGCAATGGATGCAATGGTTACTGGAACTAACAACACAGCAGTTGGTGCTGATGCACTTGGCGCTAACACAATTGGTTCTAACAACGTAGCAATTGGTCGTGTAGCGCTTTCCAAACAAACAACAGGTGCATCAAACACAGCAGTTGGTGCAGACGCACTTCGTGAATTAGTTCATACCTCTCTCAGCAACACAGCAATTGGTCGCAACGCGCTTGCCAGCTTAACAACTGGAAGTGGTGCAAACTTAGCAGTTGGTAGTCAAGCATTCCAGAATGCAACAAGCATGAGCACAAGTACTGCCGTTGGTGTTGGCGCTGGATTTTACTCATCAACTGGTTTTAATAACGTTTTTGTTGGAACTCAAACTGGCCTTAGCATTACTACTGGAAATCGTAACATAGCAATTGGCCACAACGCATTAACTAATTCAACATTTTCTGCTACCAACACTGCAAGTAACAACACTGCAATCGGGGATGGCGCACTAAGAGAAATTACAACTGGTGGCCAAAACATAGCAATTGGCACTAATGCCTCAGGTAAACTAACAACTGCTTTTGAGACTGTAGCAATTGGCAACAACGCGTTATTTTCAGAAACAACTGCTAATCGTGCAATTGCAATCGGCCAATTTGCATTAGAAAATGCTAATGGAGCTGGTGTAAACATAGCGATAGGTTCAGAATCTGGTAGAGCATTAACAACTGGCGGTGACTCACTATTGCTTGGATATCAAGCAGGACTTAGTATAACTACCGGCTTTGCAAACTTAGCATTTGGTAACCAAGCACTAAAGTCTGTAACTACTCAAAGCGGTTTAATTGCAATTGGTGGACGTTCTTTAGAATTTAACACTGGTGACAATAACCTTGCTATTGGCGTTCAAGCACTCGGGGCTAACACTACTGGAAATGACAACGTAGCAATCGGTTATCGAACAATGCTTGCAAACACTGTTGGTAGTAGAAACGTAGCAATTGGTTCCAACCTAATGCAAGTTAATACAACCGGAGACGAAAACATTGCACTTGGTATTCAAACACTTGAAGATAATACAACTGGTGGCCAAAACATTGCTATTGGCACTCAAGCACTTCAAAATAACATAACTGGTACTCGAAACGTAGCACTTGGACTTCGACCACTTCAAAATAATACAGTTGGAACTGACAACTTAGCAATCGGTAATCAGGCACTTCAAAATAATATAACTGGAACTGACAACATAGCGTTAGGTAATCAAGCACTCAATGCAAACACAACCGGTTCTAACAACGTAGCAATTGGGACCGCAGCACTTGAGGATAATACGGCAAGCAGTAACGTTGCGATTGGTTTGAATGCGTTAAAAGAAAATACAAGTGGAACATCTAATACTGCATTAGGCGCAGGCGCACTACAAGCAAATACAACTGGCGCACAGAATATGGCATTGGGCAACGGTGCTGGACTCGCAGTAACAACTGGCACCAAAAATACAATAATTGGAACTGAAACTGGTCAAGACTTAACAACAGGTTCTAACAATACTATTATTGGTTTTGAAGCAGAGCCAACATCTGCATCAGTATCTAATCAGATAACACTTGGTGACGCAAACGTTACAAACTTTAGAGTTCCTGGTGTTGGTTTTGATGTTGATACAAACCGCGCATCAGTAACAGGTTATGCTAAAGTTTCTGAGTACTATGCATCAACTGCACCAGTAGTAAAGACAGCAGACTTTACTTTAGCTGATACAGAAAACTGGCTTATTAATGATAAATCAGGTACAGACTGTGTAGTGACTTTGCCATCTGGTTCAGAATACATTGGACGTTTTGTAACATTTCAAAATCATTCAAACCATAAAATTGTTTCAGCTTCAAGCAATGTTATTGCAGCTGACGGTGGCGCAGCACAAACAGACATTTGTAAAGCTGTTGCAGGAACTTTTGCTACCTGTGTATATGATGGCACCAACTGGTACATCATGGCATCAAACGTTTAATTAAACCTACGAAGGAAATAATAAGGAGAAAAATGTTAGATTTTAACATTGAAGATATAAGTCCAGAACAAAAAGCAGATAATGATGTTGCGGTAATGCATCATAGTGTTGCGGTAATACGTGATAATATTACAGGGTGCACCCACTCAGCAGAAGAACATGACAACGTTAAGCGCAACTTAAGTCATCTTGAAATAATGCTTGCAAAAGAACACATTATAAATCATTCATCAGATAAGTCCGAGTTCTATTCGGCAATAGTACTGGGCAAAGAACATTTGGCGTAATGCAATTAGAAGACCTAGTTAACGAGTACAACTATCGCAAATGCCGTGGTCCAGAGGACGCAAGCACCAAACAATTAGTTGATGCATTTGACTTCTTTTGTGCTAACTATGTATTTATTAAACATCCAAACAAAGGCCGCATACAATTAAATCTAAGACCCGCACAAAAACAAGCAGTAGAAGCATGGATAGAAAACAGATACTCAATCGTATTAAAATCACGTCAGATAGGATTCTCTACTCTGGCAGCGGCGTACTCTTTTTGGTTATGTTTCTTTTGGCCAGACCGTTTCATCGTTATGTTGTCAAAGACGGAAAGAGAAGCAACAAAGCTTCTAGCTAAGTCTAAATATATCTACAAGTTCTTGCCAGATTGGTTAAGATTATCAGGTCCAGAGTTAATGCAAAACAACGTTCTTAAAATGGCGTTTGCTAATGACTCAGTAATTGAATCAATGCCATCTGCCAATGAGCCTGCCAGAGGTGAATCGGTGTACTTGGCTATAATCGACGAGATGGCTTTCTTACCTAACCCAGAAGAAGCCTGGGCATCAATAGAGCCAATTGCAGACGTAGGTGGTCGAGTCATCTGTCTGTCTACCGCCAAAGGTGAAGGCAATATATTCTTCCAGCTGTGGCAAGGGTCACAGAACAATACGAATAGATTTAAAGGTATATTCTTTCCATGGTCAGCCAATGGTGACCGTGACCAATCTTGGTATGATGCACAAGCCGCAGAACTACCACCGTGGCAGCTGCATCAAGAATACCCATCAAATCCAGAAGAAGCCTTTATTCGTTCTGGTAGACCAGTCTTTGACCTTGATTGTTTAAATAGATGTCAAATAGCTTTTCCAAAAAAAGGTTATAATAAAAAACTATCAGACATGAGAAATTCATACATGTTTGACCCAGACGGCGGACCATTGTCGATATGGCAAGTCCCGCAAGCTGGTGCTAGATATGTAATAGGTGCCGACGTTGCTGAAGGCTTAGCTAGAGGTGACTACTCTTCGGCACATGTAATTGATGCCAAGTCTGGTGTGGTTGTAGCCCACTGGCATCAA